AAAGCGGAGTTTAGCACCTCTTCCACCGTGGTTTCTGTGCCGTCACTTTTTTTGTGCTTTGTCTGAGCACTATCTGTTTCAAAGTGATAAGTGTCCCAATCTGTTCCATTATTAATCTTAAACTGTGATTTTTTTATTGCTGCCATAATATATCTCCCTTCAAATTTTGATCCATACCTCACCCTTTGCGGGGGCACTTGGCGCTGTTGTTGCCGCTGTTATCTTGGTTCCGTTTCCATCTGTTATCTTCTGATCTACTTGGGCCTTTGTATATGCCCCAACGTCAGCCGCCGTTGGCTTATCGCCGGCGTGGTAAACTTTATACCCATTGTATATAAACTCCTTGCCGAATATCTTCATGCTGTCCTCCTAACCGGTCACGGTCACCCTGTATTTACCAGAGGCCGGAGCCGTGGCAAACAGCAGTGTGACTACATTTACACCAGTCACCTGCACGTCGCACAAAACGACATTGTAAGGGCTTGCTTTTTCCCTCACAGTCACGGTGACATCCTGTGTATTAAGGTTATGTGTTATGGCGGCTGAAGCACTGGCAGGCACATCGGCGCTGTACTTTTTCGGGCGTGCATTCCATGCTACTTTTTCGGTATCGGTTACAAAACGGTGCGTAGCATCGGGTGTAATCATACTTGCTGCATGTGTAGATGGATGCGTATATACCACTGACTCAGATCCATTGATTTTTATGTTTCCGTTTGTTCCTGACTTTTCTACTTTGGTAGCATCTGTCCGGGCGTGTGCACTCTGGCTGTGATCGTATGCAACCTTTCCGCGATCGCCTCGATATGCTGTTGAGGCCGTTTCACCGAGAGCGATTGTATCTGAGATAACCACAAATGCACTTCCTGACCAGCGGTATGTCTTATTTGTCGGAAGATCCACATAGATTTTTCCGGTCTCACCTGTGATCTCTGTGGTATGCGTATCCTCCTTGTAAAACTTGCTGCTGTAGTAATACCCTTCCAGCACGTCATCCACAAAAGAGGGCAACTGCGCAGCCGGAACCTTACCTGTGCTATCCAGCTCTGCAAGGCCGTTTGCGGCTCCTTTTAAGGATGTGTTAAGCTTTGAATTTAAAGCGGCCTGCTGTGCTGTGGATACAGGTTTATTTGCATCTGATGTATTATCTACATTCCCCAGTCCAACTTGAGCTTTTGTAACGCCATGTGGGTTTGACTTATTCGCAATATGTGCGATCAGGTCTGTGACGGCCTTTGATACCTTGCCAAATACCACTGATAACTTCTCACCAGACGCCAACTTTGCAAGAGTAGACGCCTCTGTATAAGTTGGCGTCTGGTCATTCGTGGCAACATTGGGCACGTTTCCGAGTCCAACATCTGACTTTGTGGTGCCATGTGGATTTGTACCACTGCCGGGATGAACATATTTGTTTGCTCCTTCAGCAATACCGTCCAGCTTCTTTTTATCCGCGGCGGATTCCAAACCCGCGGCAGACTGTGTTGCAACCGGTATGGGGTCGGTCCCACCGGTCATATGCTCTGAAGCGTGTATCGGGTATGGCTCCACATTTATCAGTTCGACGTATTCCGCAAGGACCGTATCACCCGCATCCACTTCTGTTTTAAGTGTAAATACTGTCTGCGACGTCTCTGTCACAATCTCATTGCTGACTTTTGCCCCATTTAAAAAGACAGCCAGCGCGCCGATTCCCGGTCGATATTTTCCACTGGTCAGAGTAAAGGCTGTCTGTCCTGCTGTAGCTGTAAATCTCTGCTGTTTTACGATATAGCTCGTGGGGTTATCATTTGCGCTGAGTACACCATCAGTGATACTCAGATTCTCTCCTACTTTAATGCCGCCCAACACCGTAGCGCTTGCAACAGGAGGAGTGAACGTAGATGGTTTCCCACTTACACCCGACCACGGAACACTGTCGGCAGCGGCAGCGCTTTTGGCTTTAGCATTAATCCCAAGGTACACACTGTCATGGTTATGTGCTGCCGGTGGGAATGTAGATAGTTTTCCAGTCACATTTCCCCATGTGATCGTATCCTGCCCGCCAACCTGTAGCCAGGCATTCGCGGCATTGTCCAACCAAATCTTTTTTGTATCTGTGGCAATATACAGTGCTTTGCTCCCGGATGCAGTACCTTTATCTGCATCCAGACCTACAGTTATATTTGTGGGTGTAAACCCAAGCTTTTCCACAATCTTAGCCTTTGTCAGCTCATTAAGGATTGTGGCCGCCGATTTATTTTCAACGTTCCCAAGTCCCAGGTCAGTTTTAGTAGTACCATGTGGATTTGTGCCACTACCCGGATGAGCATAAACCTGCGTCTCAGATCCGTTGATTTTTATATTTCCGTTTGTTGTAGATTTTTCTACTTTTGTCGCCCCTGCGGTGATTCCATCCAGCTTTGATTTGAGAGCCGAAGTAAATGTCTCACCGGGGTAGGTGTATATGATGTTTTTCCAGGCACCGTTGACATACACATAGACCACATGATCTGTTGTGTTGCAATATATCTGCCCCTCTACGGGGCTGTCCGGTGCAGTAGCAAGATTCTGTATCCTTGCATTCTGCAGTTCATTCTTACCCAAATTCAAATTAGTTAATAAATCCATTTTTCCTCCTAATTGAGATACGCTTTTCCTGCAAAACCGGCGGTAAATGTTGCTGTGAGGTTGTTACGGTCAATATAACGGATATCGCCTACGACAACGGAGCCAGCGCTGTCTACCACGGTAACACTGGGATACTTATTAAGGTTGTGTGCAATCTGCCACACGGCTTGAGCTGATATCTGTGTATGTGTGTATGTGACGCTCATGCCGTCTTTGCCGTCCTGCCCATCTTTACCGGCAGGTCCCTGCAGGTCCGTATATTTATAGGCTCCTTCATCTTCACGTTTTACACCAAGTTTTGTGCCGTCCCATCGGTACTGTATGCTGTACCCCTGTGGACCCTTCTTTCCTTCAGGACCAGGTATACTCTCGTTTTTCGCAGTGTCTCCGCTGACGGCATTAACTTTCTCTATGATGGATTTCGTAGCGGTGCCGAAGGTTGGCTCAACTACATACCCGTCCGAATCAAGTGTTTCCATGACTTCCGTGATCCGCTCATGCAGTAAAAGGGACCACTCTGCATCCTTCGTTGTGACCACATCACCAAGGTTCCACTTTTTTTGATACAGAGCTGCATCGGCCTCGCAGGTATAAGAGGATATTTTCTCACATTCTGCCAGCTTTACCCTGCCTCGGTCCGGCAGGTTGGCTTCATCTTCTACGTCACGGGCGTCCACAAACAGCTCATACCGGTCAAGACCCGATTTCTCGTTTCCTATGATTTTAATGACTCGCTTTACTCCGTCTCCCTGTCCTCCAGTGTAGGCACAGTTTTTGTATTCGCTGCTATCCCGGATGTACTCACGATTTTCGATATTATCATAGTTGACATTAAAGATCATGGGCACCCGGTCAGCCTGATTCACTGTCCGGTCCATACCTTCCAGGACTTCAAATACAAACTGTTTCTTCTGCGGGTCCAACGATACACAGACACCAAGTCCCGAAGCGCTACATAACTCCTCCAGGCAGTCAGTAAGTACGTCATACCTTGTTTGGTATGTCAGCCGATCACCCCTGCCGGCGCTTTGCTTTATCACAAGCTTAGGGATTTTTCTTTTACTGTCCGCCGGGGAAACTGCATTTGTATTCACCAGTGCGGTCATGATATCCTCTGCCGCGGCCTTGTTAAATTCGTGGTGTGCCTTCCCCTTTGGCGGGACTGTTATCCTCTGCGTGAGCATATGGAGCAGAGAGAACCCTTTGAGTTCCACAGATCCTCCCTCTTCGTCATCTGCCCCGATGTACTTTATAATCCCTGTTTTCCTGGCGTCATTGTCAAGCATGATGATATTCCCATCCTGAAATAACCGGTCATACATAACAGAGGAATGGATTTCAAAATCTCCATAACTTTTCCATTTGCTGACATGGATCAGGGCCGTGTAGTCTGTGATCTCTCCGATAAAATTGATATCGGGGTCAAAAAACCGTATATTTATCCGCTTATCCATATGGCTCCTGTCACCGCCCCTCCAGGCTCCGTAGCCTGTGCAAAAATGTTACGCCAACCGGTTCCCTGCACGTTTTTAAACCACGCCTGGAACTGCCTATCAAATTCTTCTACCATTTCTTTGTATCCGGCCAAATTCTTTGGTCTGATTTCACCACATACCGCAGTATTGAATCTCTCATCAGTTATGGATATCTGACCGGTCACAGGGACATCAATACGATACAGGGATAGTTCATATCGCGACGCATCTCTCGTGAGTGCCGGTACTGTGGGTGTACTGCCGGCAGTACCGGCTTTGAGCACGGCCTGTATTGTTTTACTCTCATAATCCAAACGCAGCACAAGACGATAGATCACTTTGTAGGTGCTATTACGAGTAATCGGTATGGTCTTGTTGCTGTCGTTGTAATAAAAAAAGCCCTGCATAATAGCAAAACCGGGCGTTAAAATCACTGATTCGCCGCTTAGTGAGGCTGACAAAGTAAGGCTGCCATTACTCCCTCTACTTAAGCCGTCCTCATATATATTTTTGAAATACCGGTTGAACTCGTCCTGTCCGTACTCGGTATCTCCATTAAAAAAACCATAGCTTTCCATGTATTCCTCCTATACTCCCAGATACCTTTTTTTGTACCGGATTATGACACTTTGCGGATTCAAGTCGTTCTGGGTACTGTACTGCAGCAAGTTGTCCCCCAACTGCAGGGAGAAGAAGGTTGAACCCAGGTCGATATAATCAAACGCATCCTCCCGGATACCGTTTCTCTCAATCTCCACAATCTTATTCCGGAATGCAGTGTTGATAAACAGTACGTCATCACTGGTAAGGGTCCGGTTTACCTGAACATATTCTCCCGTAGTCAGGTTTGTCACTCTGGGATTCTCTGCAGGGCCGTGAAATTCTACCTCTATGGGCGTTTCTACATGTCCATCGTTTACAATATTCACCCTGGGATCTCCGCGTCGTTTCATGTGAAATGGGAGCTTGAATTTCCATTTCCAGCCATCCACCCACGTGCTGATTGCCTCCATTAAGTGATATGGGGTCTGGAAATCAGGATCTACGCAGACAAGTTCAAGCAGGCAGGAAATAGGTTCAAACACATTCTGGCTGCTGAATTTCAGCTTTTGGACTTCATACTCTATGGCTCTCTCTGTCCCCATAAAATCAACAGTTAGGTTTCCGCTGCTGTAAGGGGAGAAAAATCCAATCAGCTTTTGCCTTACTTCCGGGATGTCTTCATATCCGAGATAGTCAAATTCTATAGCTATCGGCCTTTTGAGTATTTTCATCCGTCTTTTACGTTCTCCCGCATAGCCAACATTTTCCTCCGTCAACAGGTCGTAATCCGTTGATTCCAGCCCCTCATATGCCGTCACAGAAAAAGAGGAGTCGTCTAAGACAAGCTCCTCTTCCCCTTTCCGGAATGTAAATATTATCTTTCTTGTCATCCAAATGCCAGCTCCCTTCCTACTTTCCGCAGTTCTCTTGCCGTTTCTACCGGCGATTTCACAGGCTGATATATATTCACCGTCTGCTCTACCTTTGCCGGTTCCTGCGGTTCCGGTGCTGTTACCGTGGCGATATACCTATTCGCCAGATGATTTCCAGCAATCCGGCTTAGATTATTGTCAAAATCTCCTCGCATTTTCGCAAGTAAGGAATTTGGGTCAAAGGTCAATTTATCAGACAACCGGTCAACAGCTTTTTCAACGCCTCTTGTATTTTCCTGGATGCCTACTTCAAGTCCCTTGTCATACCAACGTCCTATTGCACGCATGACTCTGGATGGTGACGCCGTTTTAAGATTTCTTTTCGCGGCCGCTACCGCCTGGTTTGCGACATATGCCGCCGCTGCAGTCACCTCATATTCTCCGCTCCTAATACCCGAAGCAAAGCCTGCCGAAAACTGAGCACCCACATTATAACCACTGCCGGAATAACCACTTAAACTGTTTTCTGCATCACTGCCAAGACCGGATGCTGCTGTAGACGCAGAACTTCGACCTGAATCAATCCCTTCACTGAATGATCTTGCAAATTTTGAGCCTTGTGTCCTACCCTCTGCAGAAAGGTTACACTCGCTCAATCCCCGAATAGTTCCGGTGCCTAATGCTCTTGCCGCACTTATAGCGGAGGATGTAATACCTCTGATACCGGCACAAAACATATTCACAGCTGAGCGGGCCTGAGACTGGAAATTACTACCCAGGTTCACTCCTTTTAGGGCAGATGCGGAAGAACGTCCAAGATTTTTAGTTGCTGAGGATATTGTACCCTGGCTCCCTTTAATGGTGCTATTCAAGATGTTGGTCGCATTTGTTCCGGTTGTCTGGAACATACTGCTGATTCCTGAATTTTGTAAGGCCATACCCGCGGAACTGCCCACACTGCTTGCCGCCGCAGCGCCCTGGCCTGCACCGGACAACATACCAAATGCAAAATTTGACGCCGCACCATTTGCCTGACCAGCAAATACACCTGGCATATTTGACGCCATAAGAGCCGCATTCGTGGAATTACCAAAATTAGCACCGCTTGCTCCTGCCTGTGCTGCCCCATTCATGAGAGTAAAATTTGCAATATCCGTAGCCGCTTGTGCGTTTGTGCCAAATACTGTAGGCATATTAGCTGAGGCAATTCCTGCATTTGCCGCCGATCCGATGGATGCAGAAGTTGACTGAACGGTATCTTTCAGGCCATTTATTGCATTTATAAGAGCTTGTACCGCATTTGTACCTGTTTCTGAAGGTTCCGTTGTTGTATCGACTGAGCTGGCTCCGTTGTTCACTTCTTCGGTCACTTCCGCCATTGCTGCATTTACAGGCTCTTTTCCAGCGTCAGCCGATTCTGTCATCGCCTCTATTGATTCTTCAGTTTTTTCTGCCGGTACCGTAGTTGTGTCAACCCCGGATGCACCTTCTGGTATTTCTTCCATCAGGTCCGCACCGGCTTCATTTACTTCGGGTTTACCTTCGTTTATTTTTTGGACAGTTTCATCCACGACTTCCTCAGCCTTTTCCCCCGCCGTCTCCTTTGCTGTCTGTCCACCATCTGCGATTTCCCCGGAAAGAATATCCATCATATCTTTTCCTGTACCATCTAACGCACCGCTATCAACTAAGTATTCACGGAATGTATTTAGGATTTCTTCAGATGTCATAACAGATGCATCCTTGAAAGCCGGAATTTCTCCGCTCATACCTTCAAGCATTTCACCCATTGAGCGCTGCATCTGCTCTTTGCCTTCACCACCAAGTTCTCCCATTGCCAGCAATGCCTGCAAGATGGATGCGCGGAGACTCTTTGGTATTTCACCTCCAGATTCTTCTATTTGCATGACAGCGAGATGAAACCCTTCTGTCATGGTCGTATAATCTGTAGATCCAAGTGCTTGTTGAATAACTTCTTGACTTACGGCTATTCCGTCAGCCGCGTTACGTGCTTCTACAGGAATCTGCGAATACATGTTAAGAGCTTCTTGTACACTTTCTGGCGTTCCTTCCGCCAACTTATCCATGACGGCATCCAAACCTTGTATTTCCGTTCCAGCGTCAACTGCTGCTTTACTTGCCTGAGATAATTTTTCCCTAGTATTTTCTAAATTTGTCTGCGCCTTTTCAAAGCCTTCTAAATCACCGTTATTATTATAGTTCTCAACGGCCTTTGAATAATCCTTTAGCGCATCATTATATCTTTTTTGAGCCTCGTTTAATTCCCCCTGAGCCTCTCCCTGTTTTTGAAGTGCCTCTGTAAACTGGCTTGATGTTGCTTCCTGTAAAGATTTTAGCTTCAGATTACGCACATACTCATCTATGGTATTATTTACATCTTTCAATGATTGCTGAACTTCATCATTATCAGCAATAAAGCCTTCTGATGTAACATGATAATTGGTACCCATAGCATCATTTAGCTGCCCCAAGATATAGTTTGCCATATCTTCACAGCCTTCTTTTACATGCCCCGTTTCATCAAAAGCCTCTTCGAGTTTCCCCCTCCACTTTTCTATTGGGGCACCAGACGCCTCAATAGATGAACTGGTATTTGACATGGAATCCTTCAGACTATCCAAGTCATTTTGTGTCTTTTCAATGGAAGCACCAAGTTCATCCATTTTCTTATTGAAAACATCCTGTTGCTCATCCGCGCGTCCTGCTGTGAGTGCGTATGTAGCCAATCCGCCTACAAGTAGGGCAATGGCACCGGCAATCAGGGTAGCAGGGTTTGCAGCCATAATAGCATTCAGGGCAGTGGTAGCAAGACCTGCACCTTTTGCAGCGCCTGTCAAACTGGTGATGACGCTTACAACGGATGACACCGGACCGCTAACAGCTTTGAAAGTTTTAAATGCAGCCACAACGCTGACAACAGTAGGGATAATATCATCCATATTTCCGCCCAGCCTTTTAAACACTGCACCTACAGCGTTTAAAACTGACTGCGCAACGCTCAAAAGGTTTTTAGCCCCGGACTTGAATGTCCTGACGAGAGAGTCCAAGGCTTTCTTTGCAGGTTTCTGCATTTCCTTCGGGAGTAGCTTTACCAGTCCGTCACACAGGGATTTTACAATATCATTCGCTGCAACTTTATGCTGCATTTTGTTTTTGCCAATACCTTTTACGAAGGATTTAACTACGGAAACTGAGGCGTCTATCATCTTTGGAGCCGATTGTGCCACCTTCGTAGCAAGCCCTGCCAGTATGTCTCCTGCCTCTTCAACAGCAGCGTCAAATCCGCCCTGCTTAAAAGCCTCTGTGAGTCTGTTAACGTCCGCAATCCCGTTATCTGCAGCATTCTTTAAAGGCTCCTGCATACTCTCGTATACTTCGATTCCCAGACCTTCCAGAGATGATTTGAGGATGGTTAGGCTTCCCTGCAGATTGTCCAGCATGGTTTCTGCCATTCTCTCAGCAGTGCCGTCACAATTTTCAATGGCGCTTTGCAGTTTTTCATATTCTTCCGGGGATGCTCCTACAATAGCCAGCAGACCGGACATTGCCTCCTGGCCTCCTAATGCTGACGCTGTAGCCGCTTTCTCCTCTTCACTCAGCCCAGAAAATCCCTCACGCAGATCCTGCATGATGGTATCCAGAGACTTCATATTTCCCTCAGAATCTGTCAGGGATATACCAAGCTTATTCATGGCACCCTGGGTTTCTTTCGTAGGCTTTGCAAGCCTGGTCATGATGCTTCTAAGTGCAGTTCCCGCTTGTCCTGCCTTTATACCTCTGTTCGCCATCAAGCCGATTGCAAGAGCTGTATCCTCTGCGGTATACCCCATTGCCCCAGCTACGGATGCCGCATACTTAAACGTCTCACCCATCATGGCCACGTTGGTATTCGCATTACTGGACGCCGCTGCAAGGATATCCGCAAAATGCCCGCTGTCACTGGCCTGCAGTCCGAACGAACTCAATGCATCCGTCACGATATCAGATGTAGATGCTAAATCCTCTCCTGACGCCGCTGCCAGATTCATGATACCTTCTACACCATTCAACATTTCCTCTGTTTTCCAACCGGCCATTGCCATATAATTCATGGCTTCAGCGGCTTCCGAAGCAGAGAATTTTGTTTTCGCACCCATCTCCTTAGCTTTTTCGGTCAGTTTGCTAAGGTCTGTCCCGGTCGCCCCAGAAACAGCGGCTACTTTTGACATGGCTGTATCAACACCGGCAAGAGCTATTACTGCGATCTCTGCTGAATGCTTCGCAGCAGAACCAATCTTACTAAAAGCACTGGACGCTGCCCCTGCTGCCGCGTTACCCTGTTGGCTGACGTTGCTTGTCAGTTTTTTAAGGTCTTTTAGCGCCCCAGCATTATCTATACTCGTGTCAATCGTAATTTTGCCATCAGCCAATAATCCCACCTGCCTTTCGCAAGCGTCATCGGCTCATAATGGCTCTACCTGACACTTAAATCCTTATTTCAAATTCCTTTTTACACTTTCTGCCCTTGCACTGGATGTATACGCCCTGGCAGACAACCCTTGCCGGATCATAAGCTATGGGCATTTTATATCCACAATAGGGGCACACAATCTTTATGCGCTTTTTGTCATTATCCAAAAGGGTCCCTCCCTTCCAGGAGCGCCTGTACTATAGCTTCATCTTCTTCAGATTTCTTTTCCTGGACACGGAAATACCGCTGTAAGGCCGCATAAGCTTTCTTCTGTTCCTTGGACAGATTTTTGTTTTTCGTATCTATTGTCCGGTATTCAATCACTTTTGATAGACGGCACGAAGGAGAAATGTCCTCTAGCATCCAGTTAAATTTCCACCAGTGCAGATACGGAATATCGTACAGATCAAGCCCGTACGTTTGGAGGAAGGCAGTATAGATCAAAGCGGAATCAGCGCCAAAATCCATAGGCACCGCATTATTAAGGCCCAGTGCTGCACGCGGAAGTGAACTCTTTTTTCCTATATCTCCGCACTTAACAAACCACCCAATCGTCTCTACTATATCGTCAGCTCCCATATTTGGTTTGCGTAGCACCTCTTCCCCCAAAAGCATGTTTATGGCCTTTAATACCGCTTCTCCATCACTCTGTCCTCTGATAATCTCATCATAACGGAGAATATCCCTAAAATCCGTTTTGATTGCGTACTGTTCCCCCGCGATCTCTACTGTTTCCGGGAGTGACTCTGTTAATCTCACTCAGCATCAACAGCCTTTCCATCTACAGCAGTAGTATCTATACGCTTCGTACCCACAGACTCTATCACTGCAATGAACGCTTCATTCGCTTTATCCTGCTCACGCATCTGGCGGTCATATTCTTCTATCAATTCTCTAATCGCGTCTGTACAGGTTCTCAGGGAATCGTTAGATCCACAGATTTTTTCTCCCATTCCGGCTCCGAATATGTCATCAAAACAAGCTTTCACTGTTTTACAAAGATACCGGTACTGTTTTGGCTGTGGAGCTTTTTTATCAAACTTGTTTGCTTTTTCTGCAATGGCATCCATCGCACCAAGATATTTTTGCAGGGTGTCTGCATCTGTTGCGTCAAAGTTAAGCGCTTCAAAATCTATCTGCATTTCTTCTACCTCCATAAAAAGGCCAGGGCTATTCCACCCCGGCCTCACTCTTCACATTCTTTTGAGTCACCTTTTTTACGGCTGTTTTAGCAGGTGCTACGGCTGCCGTAGTTACCGGAGCACCACTTAATTTCCCGACGGTGCCGTCACATCAAACTTGGCAGCAACTGCAGCATCAACGGAAAATGCCTTTGTCTCCACATCAAAAGTGCCATACTCCCAGTCTGTTTTACCCAGGAGGCTGCCAGAACCTACCATTGTTCCGTCATTGTCAGAATTGGAATCCGGAGAGATGGTCACTCTCCTTTTTCTTGCCGGATACCCCTTACTTGCCTCTTTCGGCATGTACAAGGATACGATCACCAGATCTGTCTCTGCTTCTGATCCCACTTTCTCCTTTTTTGCCACAGAATCAATCAGCTTGACAGCTTTCTCAGACGGGATATTCTCATATTCATAACCGATGGAATATCCGTATCCTGTAATACTCTGGGATGTAGATTTCTGATTGATGTAGCGGCTTTCTTTAGTTTTCGTGTCAAAGCTTTCATCCGCTTTGGTCACGCCGGTGCCAAACAGTTCGTATGTTGCGGCCGCACCTGCTGCACCGACATTGATATACAATGCCTCCTGATACCGCTGCACTGCTTCAGTGTCCGCAAACCTCTGTAAATCCAATCTTCTCATGCTTATCCTACCTTTCTTTTTTGATAATATTGTAATTCGCACTGGATCTGATACTGGGCATATGTTGCCTCACTATCATTGATGTACCCGTGCGTATTTGCTTTTATTGCCCTGGCAGTCTGCCCATCTCCTAATGCTGGAAGACATTTTGTCCTGGTACAATCCTCCAGCCAATCAGCAAAGTTCTCATAAAACTGACTGGTGTCCAAGTTCTCCTCTGCCCCATAAAGGTTTCTGGAGCACAGATAAAAAGTAACCCTGCGAATGCTGTCTCCGTTAATACACCGTTTTACAATAGGGTCCGAAGGAACGCTTTCGATGCTGTAAGACGGTTCCGGTTCCAGTTTATCCACATTTACGGGAGGAAACATGGTATCCAGTTCCTCAATAAATGGGCAGGTTGCTATAAAATCCCTGATCGACTCAATAATACTCATGTTGCCCTCCCTCCGCAGAATTTTGCGGTGGATGAAATAATGCTTTTTTTCTGGTCCTGCCAGCACTTTTCCGCCCACATACCCTTGCTTTTGCTCTCATAAAACTGCCTTACGTATGGGGTATCCCAGGACACGCTACCAGGCTCTGCTCTCATGCTATCCCGTAACCGCCCCGAAAGTTCGGGCACATACGGCCGGCATTTACGGCCAAACTCAGAAGCAAAAAACAGTTGCCCTCTTCCGTTTTTACCCAAGCTCCTTTTGAGGAGAATTTGGTCGGATGGGTCAATTTTCAAGTGGAAGTTTGCCATTACTTACAACCTCCAAATCTTATGTGTGGGATAAACCTTTTCCGGTTATCTCCATAATTATCTACCATGCCATATGGCCGGTGCGTCTTCTGCAGATCACCAATCCCCTTTATCCTCAGATCATGCGTCCCAAGGATAAACAGATCTTCTTTTTCTACAGTCCAAGCCGTCATCTCAGGGCTGTATGGCAGCTTCGCATACTCATCCGGCGCCACATACCCGTCAAGATATTCGGCAGGAATCCGGATTTTAAATACATCAGCGTGCTTCAGGCCGCCATCTCCTTTATCGCCCGTTATCACCTTGTTTTCACAGTAATAATGACACGGTGACATATGCCCGAAATACTCTACTTTCCGTGTACCTGGATTCACCTTGCGGTTATATATGGTCACCTCTGCATTAATAATCATAGTACACCCCCGGATATAAGAGTGTCGTGTCTTCCAGGTAAAGACGGGCTTCAAAACAGCATTTACTGTATAGCGCCTCTTCTGGTGGCTGATTGTCTGCAGTGTCCGCATATGTCACGGATTCTCCGTCGGTATTGACACTCTTTACCAATCTTCCGCCGGTTGCTTCTTTCTGCCGGTGATCCTCGGCCAAAATTTCAGATACCGCACATATGGCAGCTTTGACAGCCTCCAGGTCATCCGGTCGCAATTCAAATTCATGGATACGACCATATGTCATCCGGTTCACTATGAACTCCCCCCGCCTGCCGTGCTTTTTTAAATCACCTTCTGTAAGGGCGTCTCCCTTAAAAACATCAGCATAATACTGATAATCTACATCAACCAGTGACATATACTCACCTCTATTCTGCGGCGGTTATTACGGCCATTCCAGCTCCAAAGCAGCGGTTATCCGCATCC